CGCAGGATAATGCTGCACCTAGCAGCGAAACTTCGTCACCAGCAGATGCTTTGGCCAAGGCGAAAGCAAAAAAGTAGATCATTGCCGGAAGGCATAATTACAATACTTACAAGATGGCACTTAACGATGTTTCTTTTATATTAGGCCAAGGCGGTTTAGGCCGCACAGCACCGGGGCAGGACTACATATCCGGCCTTATCTTTTATACATCTGGCACACTGCCATCCGGGTTTTCTTCGTCCAACAGAATCCGTAACTTTCTTCAACTCTCTGATGCCGAAACAGCAGGGATTGTAAACACTTACCCTGATGAAACACAAGCTACAGGATCGTTTCTGGTAACAGCTGCCGGCACGAATGGCGACGCTGTTAGCCTTTACGTTGCTGATCCTTTTAACGGGTCTGTTTTAATTGGCTCCTACACCAAAGTAAGCGGCGACACCACCACCGCCAATGTGGCGACTAAGATAGCCGCAGCAATCAATGCGCTGACAAGTACAACAGGATACAGCGCAACTGTATCAGGCTCTACTGTTACAGTAATCGCCCGCGTAGGGCTTGGCATCGCCCTTAACAGTGGCACCCCACTTACTGCAACATACTCAGTTGGTGCTACTCTTGCTGGTACCATTACCCAATTTAGCGGCGGTGTTGCCAGCAAATACGCTGTATGGCATTACCATATAAGCGAATATTTCAGGCTCAACCCGAACGGTAATTTATATGTTGGCATATTCTCCGTGCCTGGCTCTTATACGTTCTCTGAAATTGCCACTATCCAAACATTTTCAGGCGGCATCATACGCCAAGTAGGCGTTTATAAAGACAGTTCGGCATTTTCATCCGCTGATGTTACCGCCATCCATGCGCAATGTGCGGCTTTGGTTGCAGTGCATATGGAGATCATTGCTTTGTACGCCGCTGATATCTCCGGCACCACTGATTTGACAACCCTTGCGGACTTGTCACAATTGACTGCAAATTATTGCAGTGTGGTGATTGCCCAGGACGGTGCCGCCGTAGGGAGCCAGCTTTTCCTCACCTACGGAAAATCAATCACTGTGCTTGGAGCATTGCTGGGGGCTGTTTCACTTTCAGCGGTTAGTGTAAGCATCGCATGGCCTGCTCAGTTTAATATTAGCGATGGCACCGAAGACGATACAATTGCTTTTGCGAACGGGCAATTGTATAGCGCATTGAATACGCCAAATTCGAATGTGTTCACCATCCTGCAGAATTACCGGTACATATTCCTGCGGAAATTCACCGGTGTGGCCGGCAGTTATTTCAATGAGAACAGCGCAAGCATATCAACTAGCAGTGATTATGCATACATAAGTGATAACCGTACTATACAGAAATGTACAAGGGCGGTGTATACCGTGATGGTGCCAGCTTTGAACAGCCCGATTACCTTGAACAGCGATGGAACCATCGCAAATTACTCAGCGGCATATTTTCAAACACTTGCCGAGGGTGCTTTGGCGAAAATATTGAACGGTGGTGATTTGAGCGATTACTCTGTTTCTGTGAACCCGGCGCAAAACGTTTTGAGCACAAGCAAAGTGCAAATAATAATCAGCCTGCAGCCCAAAGGCACAGCCAGGAATATTGTAGTAAACATAGGCTTTAACGTAACAATTTCATAAAAATGCCAGCGACAAACCCACTTATAAACGGTGTCAACTATTCATGGGCTAATGTAATATTTACCCTGTTCGGCGTGCCTGTGGTTGGCATAACTGATATCAACTACAACCGTAAGCAGAAAAAGGAAAATAATTATGGCTTCGGGCAGCAGCCTATAAGCCGTGGTTATGGTAATTATGAGTACAGTGGTGATATAGAGCTGTATCTGGACGAGTGGAAAAATATTATTTCCGCATCGCCAAATAATGACCCGCTAACCATTGCGCCTTTTGATATTGTTGTTCTTTATGGCAGCAGCGCTATAAACAGCACTAAAGATGTTTTAAAGTCTGTTGAATTTCTGGAAGACCCTTTTGCTGCAAAACAGGGCGACACTAAATTATTGGTTAAAATACCGCTGATAATAGCGGCTATAAACCGCTAAAAACTAACTATTATGTCTGAATCAAAAGAACTTGAAGTCAAAGAAGCTGCTGCAAAAAAAGCACAAGAGTTAAGCGGAGTTTTAAATGTGCCGGTACATCCGCTGGTGTTTAAGGATGATGACGGAAATTTTATTACCGGGTTTATAAAGGAACCCGCCAGGCATGTAAAGCTTGCCGTGCTGGATAAAAGTGTGATGGGCGGATACAGCGCCGCTTCTGAAATGCTGGGTGTTATCTTATTGAAAGAACACAGCGACCCTCGCCTCAGCAGCGAACGGCCGGAAGACGACAAGCTTTACCTCGGCGCGGTGATGTCGGCTTATGACCTGGTTAAATTCAGCGTCAACCAATTTAAAAAAAAATAGACCAGTACGAGGTTACAGACGAAAGCAGCGAAGAAAGCCAAATCGGCGCATTCATTTATGCGCACACAGGCAATGACCCTGATAAAATGACGGATGATGAATTGGCAAAGGCCTGGGGCCGGATAAAATACTGGTTAAAAAAAACGGGGCAGATGAAGTAGGGCCTTACAAAAACGAATAAGGTTAAATGAGGTTAGCAACCTCATTTTTCATTTAGAATATATGAGTGCAATTAACAACGAAGTACGGTACACCATTTCCCTTGCCGATTTAATATCGGGCAAGCTGGAAAACATACATGGCAGCGCCAACGAGGTTGAGAATGGCCTTGAGGGGATTCAAAAAAAAGCCGGTGAGGTTGCCATTGCTTTGGGCATTGCATTTTCTGTAGAGAAAGTTAAGGAATTTGGCATGGAAATTCTCCATGTTACCGCAGAATATGAAGGATTTACCAATGTAATAAAATATGCCAGTGAAGACCAGGCCGACGGGGCAAAGAACTTAGGGTATCTCAATGATGCAATAACCAGGTTGCACCTGCCTATGCAGCAAGCCTACCAAAGCTTCAGCGAAATGGAAGGCGGTTTTTACGGCACCGGCATCGAAGGTGAAAAACTTAGAAAGGTATTTGAGGGGATATCCACGGCGGGTTCTGTATTGCATTTAATGCCTGAACAGTTTTCGCATGTAACTTTTGCCTTAAAAGAAATTGGTGAGCTTGGCACGTTACAAACCCGCCAAATGCGCATGCTTGCCTTTGCTTTGCCGGGTGCCATGAATTTGGCCGCGCAAAGTATGCACCTGAGCACAGCGCAATTCCATGAAGCCATGGAAAAAGGAAAGATAAGCAGCGCCCAATTCCTGATGAATTTTTCCGCAAAACTTAAAGAGCATTTTGAAGGAGGCTTGGCCAACGCTGGTAATAGCCTGATTGCCCAAATGAATGATGTGCAAACCCATTTTACTAAGCTGATGCTTGAAATGGGTGATGACCTTCGGCCAGTTTATGTAAGCATAATGAAGGGTTTGATAAGCGTTGTAGAAGATGCAAAAGAGATGTGGCACTGGATGGTTGAACACAAGGAAATTATTGAAGTTGTTGCAAAAGCGGCTGGTGCGCTTACTGCTGCTTATGTTGCGTACAATATCGCGCAAGGGGTAATGAATAAAGTTACCGCCATTGGTAATGCATTAAGGCTTGCACAAGCGGCAAGCTTTTATGATGTGAGTGTAAAAGAAATGGGTGCGGCATTGGCTGCAGGCACTTTTACTGAGGCTGAAATCGCTGCGGCAGCGGCAGAAAGCGATCTAACTGTTGCCCAAATGGCCCTAAACACCGCTATGGAATTAAACCCTGTTGGATTGCTCATTGCCGGGCTGACAGCCCTGGCCGGTGTTGCCTTTATGACCTCTGATAGTACCGATTCTGTCAAACAGTCCTATGAAGAGCTTCATTCTGTTGCTAAAGAATCAGAGGATATTAACAAAAAAGCGAATGATGAAAAAGCGGTAAGGCTTGCACAATTGCAGACTGAACTTGACATGGTTAAAAATTACAAGTCAATTTCAGAAAATACAACCAACAGCGAAGTTGCACGTAACCAGGCGCTGGACCAAGCCAAAGAACACTGGGCAAACTTAATACACCTTGGCGGAGCATTTACTTCAAACCTTAGTGATACCCGTATAGAGATAGACAAGGCTATAGGGGATATGAATGATTTTGGTGATGCTATTTATTCAGCCGCCTTGCAAATGGGTGCGATGAATGTTATGGCGGGCAATGTTTCTGACAGTATAAAAAAACAATTTGAAATTCAAAAAAACCAAGAAAGCGCAAGGGTGATTGGCAAGGCCGACCTAAGCAGCCCGGAAAGGCTAAGGCAAATATTTGAATTGTACGGCATTAAGGAAGGCAGCGCTGAAGCCGGGATTGCCAGGCAGGATTTAACCTATAAAGACTCCGGCCATACAAAACAAGGTGACGCATTTCAGACGGGATTAGAAATGATGACACAGGATTTGCAAAAGTATTATGCCAAAGCTGCTAATGATGAAAACAAAGCCATCGGAACAATAGCAGCTGCGGCGGGTACCCAGCTTGGGGGCTTGTCAAAGGGAAAGCAATCCACCGCTAAGGGCCCGGAAACGTTGACCGGCGGGTTGGGCGCGGGCGGCGAGGCCGGCTTGCTGCCTGGCAAAGAGACAAAAGGGGCAACCGGCAACAAGTCTACTACGATCAATATAAAAATAGAAAATGTGGTTAAAGAATTCAGCGTCCATTCATCTACCATACATGAAAGCGAAGGCCAGGTAAAAGAAAAGATGGCCGAGGTGTTAAAAAGCGTGGTGTATAACAGCCAAAGAGTGGCCGGTGATTAATAAAAAAATAAGCTATGCTATCCATTCCAGAAAGTGCAAATATTATAAGCCAGTTGGCAACAAAATATTCTTTGCTAAACACAAAGGTGGTTATTGCCACAAAGCAAAACCCATATAACGGCAATCTTCCAAATGCGGAGTATGCCGATGCCAGCACCTTAAGCAGCGTGCTGGGAACCCCGGTATTTGCACCGCTTACCATGGGCATCAACCTAAGCTTTAATAATAAAGCCCCGCTGCCTTCCTCACCGCCTTACGGATCGGCACAAACCATCGCAAGCCAGCCGGGCGGACAGTATACAGACCACATTACCAAAAGGGTTTATACTGTGCCTACGCTTACTTTCCAATGCGTTTTAATCAATGTCACACAAACGAAAAAAATTGTGAAGACGCAAATCCAAGGGCGTGATAATTCGGTGAAAGAATACATTGGGCAGGATGACTACCATATTACCATTAACGGGATCATCAACGGAGCAAATGGGCAGCGCCCCACGCAGGATATTATAAACCTTAAAAAATTGCTTGATGCGCCAATACCGGTTGATGTTGTGAGCGATTATTTGCGTTTGTTGGGTATTTACACCATTGTGGTGGAAGGCTATACATTTGACCAGGAAGCAGGCGGATACAGCAAGCAGAATTTTACCATAAACGCAATTTCAGACACGCCAACCATTTTACAATTTATTACCCCATAATGAAAAGAGTAATTATTGAAATAACAATTTACCAAACAACGCAGTCGCCCGCGTATGACCCGCGCAAAACCATCCTATTTTTTACATTCCTGCACGAGTTTGAGTTTGAAAGCACCTGGAGGAACCTAGCGGTAAAGGGCAAGATTATATTGCCCAAAAATGTGTATGTGGCCGATGAAAATGGAAACCCGGTTGCTCTGATAAACACCAATACCAATATAGGCGGCTTTAGCACAAACGCGCCTATATTCATGCGCGGTGATTCCGTTGCAATCCAATGGGGTTATGCCTATATAAACCAACTCGGGCAGGATGTGGCACCGATGGTGCAAATATTCGACGGGTGGATAAGCGAGGTGTCAAGCAAAAACCCTGTGGAATTGGAAATAATGGACAACATGTACATCCTGCAGCAGAACCAGGCACCGGTGAAAGAATGGGTAGGTTACAGCATAGAAAGC